ATTGTCGTAAAGTCTATCTTGTCGGCTGTAATAGACTTCTCTTTGATTGATTCAGCAACAATACTGTCTTTGGCTATATTCTCAGCCCCTACAGCACCTTTTTTTAGAGAACCGTCGCTGTTATGAGATTCTAGAATTGCCTCGGCTAGGTCTTGAGCCCAGCTGGCAGTAGGACCAGCTTGAACAATATCTCCAACTAAGTTGCCGTCATCTATTGCGTTATTCTGGATTTGTAAACTAATAATCTGACCAGTAGCCTTATTTGCCATACCCTTCCAGTCTCTCTGGCTACCTGGGACCACTTTACCAGTTGAGTCTACTCTATACGTCATAAAATGCACAGCAGTATCTTCAGTCCAACCAGTCAAACTATCTACAGATAGAGTGTCAGAGTTTGCAGGTCGTGGGGTAACTACTCGTGCTACGTTAGGATTGCTACCGTCTTTTACTTTTGTAATTTTGTCACTAATACTTGCCATTCTGTTATTCCTCCTTTAGCTTTGGTCTTTCGTGCCAATATTTACGTATTCAAATACCACTCTTGATATGCTGTAACTTACGCCAGGGTCTGATGAACTCCAGCCGTATTGCACCCAGTGAGCGTCTTCATCTACTTCCAGCTCCACTTCTTCGCTAGCAGAGTTGAATGTTTCAGGTATGCCTCTCACCTCACTCCATCCGATAGAACTCCAACCAACGCCTGGCTCGCTCCATCCAGTACGACTTGAAGATGCTCCGAAAAATCTTGTCTCCGTAAACGTCTGTAATCCGTCTTCTGTCTTAATAGTGGCGGTAAGATTAATACGCCCCTGAGGTCTGAGTAGCACAAATACCACCTTGAGCACACGCGCCCAATCTCTTCCAGTTCCTTCAAATCGCAATTGACCACTTTGTGCGCTAGTGTTAAACGGCTTTCCATCGTCGACTGTAGTTGCACCCTTAGATAGCTCGACTATCTTGTTTCCTTGAACTATTAAGAAGTGAGTTATGCCTGAGTTATCGTTATACAGTGTCATCCAGTCAGCACGAATACTCCACGGTTTCATCCACGCACCTCTACGGTCAGTGTCATAAATCCATATCTGGTTGTTGTAGGTGGCGGCAACAGGTAGCGCCCAATACACGCGACCTTCAAATGCTAGACCTACGGCTTTTTCTATAGCTTTACTGTTTAGGTTGCTAATAGCATCTTGAATAGTGTTAGTAATTCGTCTTGTAGATAGGACGTTCTGTAATTGTGGTAGAGTTCCTGTAGTATTAAATCCACCACGGCTTGGATATAGTAGGTCGTTATTGTAAATGACTACAGCGTCAGGGCTATCTGTGCCGTCAGCACCAGTATCTTCTTGTACTTGCCAGACAGTAATAGTATCTTCACCGTAAGTAATGTTTGTTGGTGTAATATAGAATCGTTTACCAGTACCGTTTGTACCGTTAGCTAGGACCGTTACTTTAGGGTCACCTTTACCATCTCGATATGGTCGTACTGCAAATGGTACTTCTTTGGTACCATTCCCTACTGGTGTATATCCACCACCATATCCAGGTGAGAAGTCTAGTTCATGCCCATAATCACCACCACGCCATACATAGAATTGATTGTCTTTATCACCAGTCATCCATATACGGCCATTGACTACATCGGCTCGTGTTGCTTTTGGACCAGCCGTGTTATTGTCTTTTGGTAGAGGCACTGACATGTCTAGGCTACGCGATCCATTGTCTACAAATACTGTCTGATCCATTGGCAATGCGGCAGCTAGACGGTAAAGTGTAGGCTCTCCGCCACCGTCAACACCAACGCCACAATAAATGTTCCACGACTTAGCTTCTGTGCTGTCTGGACGCTTGACTGACAGGTTATGTTTTTCACCATTCCACATATCTCGGTCTGTAGAGATTGCTTGAGATAATAGAGGCGATCCTGCGGTTTCACCAACAGTAGAGTTAAAAGTAACTGCATAAAACACCTTAAATCCTGTACCAGTTAGTCCTACGTTTTTATCTAGTATTGGCTTTGCTGGGTCTGATATTTTCTGAAATGCTACTATCTTCTTTGTTGGTATATCCAAGTAACTAAGAGTATCTTCTCCATTCATAACTAGAAGATTGTTGCGTATTTGCTTGAAATGACCGCGTGCGGATTCGTGATATTCTTTACCTTCTATAACTTGCCACGCTAGGTCTTCGCCCTTAGCTATGCATAGCTTTGTTTTGCCGTTTATTCTTTGAAGACAAGCTAGCCAGTTTACAGAACCATCTTTTGTAGTGCTACGAAATTCAGCCAATTCACCTAAGACTGTTCCTAATGGCTGGGGACCATATTTAGCAGTACCATGTCGCACGGTAATGACAGAGTCCTGATCCAATATCATATTCTCAGACGACCTTAGACCTCTTAGCGGTGAGCGACCATCATCAAATGCAGTGACTACGCCGTTTGTCCAATCCTCAACCGACAGCCGCTGTATTTTTGGTGCTTTAGTGCTGCTAGGGGGTTTTAGCATATGTCAGACACTCCTGGAATCATACTTAGAGGTGCATATTTAGCTTGGCTACCATTATTCTCTACCATTTTCTCCATTAGCTGGTTGGCTTCATTGATGAGATTGCCGTATTGGTTCTGTAGAAGAATGTCGTTGCGAGCATATTCAGCCGCACACATCACTACTAGCCACATTGGATTGTCTACTGGGACCATATCGCTTGGGCTTGTCAGCAGTGGGGCGTGTAAATATACAGGTATTGTTATTTGCCCTCCAAGTACTGGATCATCACTTCGTATAGGATCGATAAACACCAGCTTATTGCCAGAAATAGTGCAACAGTCTTGTCCCTTATACATTCCCGCTTGCTCTGGTGGTACTGTAGTATATTCTTTAATCTGATTGTCTTTTTTGACCTTTATAGTGTCGCCGTATACGTTGCTTACCTTAGCAACCTTAGTAAAGTCAATTTCATATTCCTGATCCGTCGATAGTGTTCCGATATCATAATTAGGGTCATATAAAGACTGCCAATCAACATTAGGTTCACTTTGCCATACAGGGATATACATGTTAGCAATACCTAGTATTTTCTGGTATTTCTTGTCTGTTTCTGGTAGGTTGCGCACCTTACCAGTAGCTTTCAGCATGACTGCCGATATAAGTTGCGTAGTGTTCATGGCGTTTTTTCCTAAATTAAAAACACGGAGCCGGCTTATTATTGCCAGACGCTCCGTGTTCTTTAGGTCACGCTGTTTTCTGCTTATATTATATCATAATTATCACTATTATGCTTTCTTAATGCGGATTCGCGTGTTTTTGCTGGTGCTTGCACTATTCCACTTTTTTAATGTATTAGTTATCTGTTTTTGAGTGTTAGTCTTGCTTATTAGGTTTTGTCCGATTTGGTTTATACTTGTGTTTTTTGCGGATGATTCGTTAGCTTTTGGTGCAGAAGATGTTAGACCCATATTCTTAGCGGTTGCAGAAGCTAGTGGAGACGCGCTACCACCACCGCTTGACCTGCCGCCTCTTCGTCCTCTACCTCTTCCGCTACCTGAGCGTCCAGAGCCACCTGAGGTATCTTTGGTTATCTTATTGCCGTCAGTGTCAAACTGAGTAGCATTAAGGGCGCGTGCTTCCTGTTTAGTTATGTAACCCTCAGCGCGTAGCTTATTGATTACACCATTTTTAGCAAACATTTGTCCTGTAATACTCTTTCGGCGACCATTGGCTAGTTCTTGTATTAGATCCTCGTGTGATGACTCTTGAGCCTTTTGACGCCAGTAATTGTCCATCAGACTTACTTCGTTATGAGATGTCATCGCGCCGTATTCAATTTGATCTTTTGTATATCCAGATTCTTTATAGTAGCGCTCTTTTACCCAATCTGGTAAGTCTTTGTATTTACCAGTCATCATATTGACGGCAGTTTTAGCTTTATCTACCTTTTCTGTACCGTTCTGTAGCTTGTTTAACGTCGCATTAAATGAAGTGAACTCTTTTTTAATAGTTGATGTTTTATCAATATCATACGCCTTCATCCAGTTGCGATATGCTTCATCACCTTGTCCTTGAGATTGAGCAAGCTTTTTGTATACACCTTTTTCTACGTTACCATTTTTGTTTACTAGCAATCCGTCTTGGAATGTATAGTCGCCCTTCTTTAACTTCTTCTTAATTGAAGCGGCTTCTTTCTTGCTTAGTCCTTGTAGGTCTATTTGATTATCTGTTGCTTGTTTTTGTTGTGGATTATTGTTGGTCGGCATGTTTATTTGCATACCATTAGACGCGTTAGCGACTAGACCGCCAGTCTTAAATAGATTAACCCACGAGCTCTTTCCTTCTTCTACTTGCACTGGTATTAGTGCGTTTTTACCGAATAGAGCACCTTGTACCAGATTGAATGGATTGTCTTTTTCAAACTCAACTTTTGTCTCACCCTTGCCGTCTTTTACTTCGCCAGAGTGAGCCGCCGCAATACCCTGAATAGTTTTCTTTAATTGGCTACCTGCTGGTAATTGACCTAGGATATTATACATGGCGTCTTTAGTTTTTGCTTCTGCCTTATCGTCATCACCATCTTCACGTGCTTTGGCTGCCTCATCCAATTTGCCCTTAGTGTCAATCAACTTACGAGGTAAATCAACAACTGGTATTGTACCGTCGTAACGTCCTAAGTTGCTTTCTTTGCCGAATAGCTTCTTGCGATCGTCTTTTGTTGTTGCGGCATTAACCATAGCTGTAGCTATAGGTGCGGCTGTAACTGCCTGGCCAGCTACTTTTTGGATTGTACGCTCTAGCTTAGCTTGCACCGAATTGTCTTTATCGTCATCATCGCCACCACTTAGCCAGTCACCTACAATCTCAATTAGTGTACCTAATGGGTCAACCCCTGGCTTATTTCCAGTTAGCGCTTCTATCGCACTATATGCAATTGCCGTATTAACAGCGAGTGCTACCCTTTGTTTATTAGACATCTGGTTCCATACATAACGGTTCTGTTGTGTCACTTCTCGCGTGAACTGTAAGAATGATGCAGGCCATAGTCTATTATATGCTCGTGGGGTGCTTATCTGATCGCGTAAGGTCACCGTGTCATTAATAAATCGTTCTGCGTATCTAACTGCATCCGCGTCGCTTAGTCCATTATTGATTGCCTGATTGTATTTAGCTAAGAAGGTGTATTCAATAACGCCTCTTTCAACTACTTCCATAGGAATACCAGCGGTCTTCATAGTCTTTTCAAACTTGGTATCATCCGTCAGGTTGTCATCTGCATATCTTAACGCTAGCGCATCAGACTTCTGTAATATTGCCTTACGGTTATTTAGCTTGAACGCCTGTATCAATGCTTTCGGGTCGGTTGTAGAGAATAGAGCAGGTAGTGATGCCGTTTGAGCTACAACTGAATTCATATTGCCGACAATCTTAGATAGTGCCGCCTGTTTCATTAATGCCCTACCAGTTGCATCTGCGAATTTTCGCATTTTACTTGGCTCTGTATCGTTTACGACTCGTTGGAATGGGTCTGTCTTTCCAGCTAGTCGGTTTGCATGTTCTTGAACAAATCCGACAAATTGAGTCAGCCCGTTTGCACTATCAGACATCAGCTTCATAAAGTTTACGTCATTAAGCATATTATCCAGACTTTCAGCCACATTGTTGGTGGTTTCTTTTAGGCTATTTATATCTTTTGTGTCTAGTTTCTCTACACCAAACTTGTCAGCTTTTTTAACTAGACGACTAAGTTCTTGTATGCCGTCTATTTTTCGACCAATTGCACGTTCTAGTCCGTATAGTTTATTTCTTACTTGCGTTAGCTCTTCAGCATTGACCTTACCAGAAGCAGCCGAATTATACAGGGCGTCTACTCTATCAGCTAGCTTTTGTATACCGCTAGTACCCTTACCTGCAAATTCTTGTCGTGCTTCGCTAGCTGCGCGCACTGCTACTTCCAGCGAGCGGTTCATTGTAATAGCATCTGTCATATGAATATTGTGTAGGGCTATCTTGCTATATTCCATTAGTGGCGTAAACGGATCTGTTGGCTTTACGTCGCCTACACGTTGCATAGCGAATTGATTAAACTTTTGACTTGGTTTGAATAGTCCTGTACGACCCGCCAGTTTAGACGGCAGTGATTTACGAGATTCAACAGCCACATCTCCGCCAGATAACAGATTCTTAGCACCGCCGTACATAGCCGCGATAGCTCCCTTGCCGGACTGCAGTTCTCCTAGGTGCGTAATATAGTCTTTACGCTCCATGATTGGATCTTTGCCTAACTCTACCCTCTTTTCGTTTATGCGAGCTAGTAAGTTCTTATATACAGCACGTAAGAAGCTATTGTATTGATCCAGAGCTTCGGCAGCACTCTTTCCGTAAACTTCTTCAAATACTTTCAAGCGTTCATCATATGATGGTGATTTTTCGCCACGTTTCGGACGTGATGGTTCAATTACATATACGGCGTCTTGTAGCATTTGGCGCTTTAGTGGACCGTGTTTTTTAGCTTGTTTTAGCAAGTTTTTGCGATAATCTTTTATCTGTTCACCGATAGTGTTGCCTTCTTTTACTGCGGCGGCATTAGCTTGACGAGGTGTTTCAGACATAATATTCAGTAACGCCTCTTTAGTTTTATTGCCACCCTTCTTAAAGTAATCAAGGCTGTTGCTTCGCCTCAATGAGCCTGTTATACGGTCTATTATTCCTTCAGTAGTCCATGTTTGACCAGCACCAAAACGCATCTCTTTAATTTTGCTAAAGTCGACATCATGCATATTCAGGTTCATCTTCTTTTTACCTGCATATATCGTTACGTTGCCATCAGGGGTCATTTCAATATAGTTACCTAGAATTTGACCAGTTTGTGCATCCACTACTCTACCAGATTCTATATAGTGCTTGTCTGGATCGAATGTAACTAGCTTATCACTTGGACGATATGCCTTTTTATCTCCAGTTTGCATATAACCATCAAAAGCACTCACTAGTTCAGCATTTACGCCCTTAGAGTTTTCCCTCCAGATATACTGAATAGCTAGACCGTCATCAAATGCACGCTTAGCTTCATCATTAACCGCCTTGTCTGATCTAATATCGTCTATGAATTTCTTCTGTAGTGGTGAAGTTACTTTTGGTGCTTCGGCGCCTGTTCGTTGCCATTTACCAAATATATTCCTATATTCATAGAATGAGTGGTAAGCTCCCTTCTCATCTTTATAAATCATCTGTCGTGTATTGTGGGTAGCTGTATTTGCAGTAGTTGTAGGTGCTGGGACCGCGTGTTCCGCTCCAGGTAGTTTAATCTTTTCTTTTACTTCTGGTGCTATTTCGTCTATTGGGCGTAACCGTCCATTTTCATCTAACATACTACCAGCGCGGGCGTTGGTGTTTAGTAGCGCCCTTTCTCCAGTGATATCATAGCCCTTCTGCTCGGCTAGTTTAGCAAATTGTTTTGCAACGGCTTTTTCATCAATACCAGTAGCTACACTAGCATTATGTACTATATCTGCTATTTTGTGCCTTGGACCTTCATCTAATCCTCTATTTAGTATTTCTCCTAATGCCTGCTGCTTTTCAATTCGCTCTTTTTCTGCCTTAGCCTCTTCAGCACGTCGTTCTTTTTCTGCCTTCGCTTCTTCTATTTTCTTTTGCTTCTCAGCCTCTACCTTAGCTTCTTCTGCGTGTCGCTCCGCAATCATCTTCTGGGCTTCTTTAATGACGTCTGGATCCCTACGCCATTCTGCCAATAGGGTCTTTCTCTCTCTTTCTGCGCGTCGCGCTTCAGCTACTCGCTTAATTTCATCGATAAATGCGTCGATATCGTCATACCCCATCTCCTGAGCAACCGTATCGATATCTCGCTTACCAGTACGGCGTTTATAGTTAGATGGTAAGTCTCCAGCTAACTCTTTTCCTAGGTGGTGTCGTAGGTCATCTACATGCAGACGTGGGATGCTCCACGTCAATCCATGACTTCCGAGGATATTTGTGTCATTATGCTCTAAGAATAGTTTTGGATCTATATTCTCATATATAAACTCGTCTATAGTCTCTCTTAGCTCCCTAGTCATTCTAGGCTTAGGGTTAGCTTCCATTTCGTTAATAGTTTCTTGAAGAGGGTGCTGGAATTTATCGCTATTGACATCTTGAGGATTGTTTGCTATAGTGGCATTAGAATCACCGGAGCTAAATCGCCTACTTGAGCGGTTCGCCGGTATTCTTTTTATATTGTTGAAGGCGTATACTAATTTACCCTTACTGTTTAGCCCAACATTTATAGTTACATCAAATTGTTGACCATCTATTTCTATGCGCGATGTCCTATATTCAAAACCGTCCTTTGCGAATGAATGAGCTTTCGTGTCCGCAGCTTCTGCATATTTCTTAGATACCTTAAGGATATCAGGCAACTCGCCAGCCATCTTGCCCTTAACCAATATGTCTTCAAAAGTCTGATGCGGATCGACATATTTTCGGATTGTATTCCTATTAATAGTACCAGTCCCGTCATTGCCAAAATTCAGTGGATAGTCATTACCTTTGAAGTTTTCATTTAAGTATTTACGAATTGTCGGAACAATCTGCTTACTAGGCACACCCTCAAGGATATTATTATTTACAACTACAATATTCCTACCATCACGAGTAGCCTCTATACTCATCGTCCTAACTCGGCCGTCGCCGCCAGGTACTTGTTGTTTGGTTCTGAACTTCCCCGTCTCCATTTGAGCATAGAATTGCTTAATGGCGTCTTGTTTACCAACAAGTCCCATAACAGCTTCAGTAATTCGGTCATATATTGCTAAGACTTTTTGAGGAATACCTAATCTAGTACCTAGACGTACTTTATCTTCACCGTTTAATCTTCCTTTGTAGTAATCACTGAATCCGTCAGCTAGTTGCTCTTCTGCTAGTAGGTTTAGGTCGTTTCCATATTGATTGCCGTATTTGTTTATTAGATAGTCATCTCCATAAGATTCACGGATAGAGTTTAATAAGTCTTGTTTGTTTTCTACACGTGTAAGTAATTTATGTCCTAATTCGTGGTTTAGAGTGTCTTCTGTAAGCTTGTTTAGGTTGATTTGGTCAGTCTTTGGATCGTAGTAGCCTAATGCTTTCCTCTGCATTTCATTTTGCCACTCGTTGAATACAAGGTTCTCATCGCCCGTTAGTTGTAGGTGGCGTGCTAGTAGCTTGTTTTGGCTAGCTAACTCCTGCATTTTGGCACCTAACTTATACCTCATATCTGGGCTGTCAGTTGGACTTAGGTTATCAGTGTATTTGATCTGTTCTGGCTTGGTCATAACCAGTGATATACCTCTATCAATGGTTTTTTCTCCGTATCCACCCTCGCCGCCTTCATCTAGGTATAGAGAATCATATTCAGGATGGTTTTCTCGTAACCACTCCATAAAATCTTCACCCTCAGTCCAGTCGATTTCTCTCATTGAATTTACCTCGGTGGGGTCTAAATATGGGCTTATTAGAAAAGAGTTTCCCCCCCTTACATATTCATTTAGGAATATGTCTCTTGCTCTACTGTCGCTTAAGGTGAATGGATTCTTTGAGTTAATATATGCTTCGTACGTTTTTGGATCGTTTATCTCTTTACTACTGCTTAGACTTATAGAGCTAGCTCCTGGATTTTGGTATCTATCGGCGTATTTTTCATTTTTGGTAAAATATGTGCCAGGACGGAATTCAGTGATGTGACCGTTTGGTGACCCATGATACATTTTCATGAGGTTTCCGTTTTCGTCTCTTATTTTACTGTCCTTAAAAAATGCTTCTTGTTCTGGGCTTAATTTATATTTCAATCCGTTCTCATCTACCTCACCGATATGATCTCTGGCGTATATAGCCTGCTCTTGAGCTTTACGTAGGTTAATCATGGCTGGAGCATTTTCACTCATTCCTTGACCACGCAAGTATTCTTCACGTTGGCGTAGACGTGTTATATGCTCGTTGTATGCTCTGACCTGTGCTTCATGCTCTGGATTGAGCTTGTATTTCATTTCTGGGCTAGCTAAGTTCTGTACGTCTTTTGTAGCTTGTTCTATCAGATAGTTTTCTAGTATTCCTGTTGTTTGTTGGCGTGTGGCAACAGCATTTACATCACCGTGCTGAATATCTGACATATTCTGAGTAACGGCTTGTTTTAGTGCTGGGCTAGCGTTAGGTATAGTACTCTCTACTGCTGGGGCTACATTCACCGACTGGATTGGGTGTAATTGATTGTTCTGATTATTAGCTACATTTACTTCTGCCGCTTGCTTGAGTGAGGTGTCGTCCGACGATTGACGTGCTTGACGTTGAGCTATAGCCTCTTTTTCTAGTTTTCCAGTAGCTTCATTTTGATTCATTCGTGCAGTCATTGCACTTGATGGTTGATTGCCAGTCTGTCGCATAGCACCAAAATTAGCCATTCCAGCTGGACCGCCAAGGACCGCACCCATAAGACCGCTCTTAAGGACACCTTCTTCATATTTACGGTTAGGGTCGTATGTATGCTTAGCAATTGCATTCTCTGTAAATTGTTGGGCGGCTTCTTCCGAACCTTCTGCTATAGCACCTGTTATAAACCTAGTCAGACCTTTTTTGCCAATAGGCGATAAGACCTTGTCTAGCCCAAGCTTCTCTATTCCCGCCTGAACTGCCGCGTTACCATACGCATATGGCAACATCTCACGCGTGCTCTTACCTTTAGCGTTTGCATTAGTAATAAAGTCCGCCGCATTTTCTACAAACTGCCGCGCTACCGGGACGGCGCCACCAGTAGCTACACCTGTACCGATATCTTGAGCTAGTCTTTGAGCGCTTTGACCCGCCTCGTAAGCTGTTGCAACATCCGTGTCGTTCTTCTTAAATACGCCTAGGTCTCGATCGTATTGAGCGTTACGTTGCTTACCTTGTTCTACAATATATTTTCGTATTCTGTCATATGACTCATCACCAGTAATGCCATACATGGCGTCTGCGACCGCCAGAGATAGCTTATCACCCGAATCACCAACTGTACGGCCAGCACCGTCAATAGCACCTTTAGTGAAGCTAACCACTGAACGTGTTGGTAAAGTAGCCAGTCCTGCCATCTGTGCAATATTGCTATCACGTCTAGCTTTGTCTTCTGATAAATAAGCCCTGTTCTCTGCGTCAATACGTACTTGGCGGTTCTTGGCGATTTCTGGCTCGCTGACACCCCTTGCTCGCATAATGTCGTCTAGTTTGTTGTTGCGTATTACTTGCTCGGCCTTATATTTGTCACTCTCTTGTTTTGCTATATCTAGGGCGCGAGTTAAGCTGTCCTGATTTTGGGTAAATAAAGGATTTCTTCCAGGATTAGGAAAACTTGGGACTATTTGCGGTCTATTCTGTTGTTGAGGTTGTTGAATAGCCACTGGCGCTGTCTTTGGCTGTTGCTGTTGCTGTTGGACCTGAGATTTAAGTACCTGAGTAGGGTTGTTTATGACATTCTGGATTTGGATTTGCTTGTTTTCTTTGTTTACCCAATCTTGCTGTCCTTGAGGTGTTAGTACTTTAGGGGCGTCATTGACAGTCTTTTCTGGGATTAATGGCTTTGGCTGATTATTTTGGTTTAGTTGTTGTGTTGCTTGATTAGCCTGTTGAAGGGGATTAGGATTTACTTTTTGCTGAGCTTGGCTGAATATATTAGTACCACCACCTAATCCAGGTGTATTTACACCAGATAGACCGTTTAGTCTGTTAATGTTAGGTTGCTGTAC